GCCTTAACTTCTGGAGTTGCGTTTGCAAAATTAGGTCCATAAGCTTCTTCTTGGGTACGATATTTTAAACCGTCAGCACCAAAAGAAAATTGTCCAAGATTGTTTTTTACCTGCAAGGTTCTATACAACAACCCAATATCTGATTTTCCTTTTTCAAAACCATAAGAGAATTTTTTTGCAAAACTAATATCTTCTGCTTCATTTTTATTAATATTTTTTGTTTGCTTTATTTCTTTTGTTTGAACTCTTGGATCAGACAATAGAATAGCCTTGCCCTCTTCAGACATACCATCAATATTTTTTGATGCAAGTGCTTTAAGATCGCTTTGATTAAGTAAAGATAAATCTACCATGTTTATATCTCTTATTGATTCTGAGATTTTAAATAATTCATACTGTCTTGAGCATATTTTCTTGCGTTAGAAGCACTAGCACCTTGACTTAATGCTTCTTGTACATATTGAAGAGTTTGATTATATTCCTGTCTATTTCTTTCCGAAACACCTTCTCCTAAAGATAAAAGAGAATTAGCTATATTTCTTACTTTTGTAGCCATTGTTTGACTTGCTGCAAGCCCAAGATTTTCTTGAGGAATAGAATTGTCAACATAGTTTGATAGACTTGGAGGCTCTGAATTTGAAGGTTCTAACTCTAGATCACTAAATTCTGATGCTTCGTTTGCTAACCGATCTATTAAACTTTGATCTATATCAAGCGAAAAAGACTCAGGTTCTCCAGATAGTGCTGATGTATTTACTTGACCAACTGATTCAGGATAAAGTTGAGCATTGTAAATATTAGATACAGATCCTGGAAGCTGAGATCTTATTCCTCCTGCCTTTAGTGATTCTACTGCTCTATCAATAGCCGTTTTAACATCTATTGTATCTTCTGACAAAGAACGAATAATGCTTGCTTCATACAAAAGATCTTCTTGTGTAAATTGTTTTTTACCACCTATACCAGTAAATCTACTAAAAGCATTAGCATCTTTAGAAACAATACTTAATAAATTTTGTGCTGCTTCATTGTCGTCAATATATAATTTTCCAATGTTTTCTTCTCCTTTAGTAAGAACATTTAATTTAGGTGGATCTGTTGCTAAAGCACTTATTCTAGCTTCTTGGAAACGAAGCAATTCATTGCCAGTTATGTTTCCACTTTCATACATATTTAAAATAGATCTTGGAAGAATATTTTCTAAAGCTTTTGCTTCTCTTTTTCTAGCTCCTGCTGCTTTTTCTGCTTCATCTAATTGAAGCTGTTGTAACGCAACAGTTCTTTTTCTATCTTCATTTGCTTGACTCATTTCTACCGCAGCTTGTCTTAGTGTAGCAGCGCGTAATGGATCAACAGATTGAATAGCTAATGCAGCTTCTCGAAGACCTTCTGGAGTAGACATATCTAATCCAGAGACAGCCTCCTCTAGTCTTTCACCAGTAGTCCTTGGATCAATGCCAAGCATAGGTTGTACTGCGCGTTTAAGATTTTCTTGACGCTGAACACCAAGCTGACCTGCAATCTGTGCAAGCGGAGCAAGATTAGCAACCCGACCTTTAAGTCCAGAGGCAATTAATTGACCTTGTAGCATACCTTCCTTTAAAAGCTTGTCTTCTCTTTGCTCAGGAGTGCTTATAATATCTGCAAATAATGATTGTATATTAATATTAGCCATGCTGACCTCTATGTAACTACCGAAGGATTATAAAAACCAAATTGATTTTGAGATTGTGGAGCAGGAAGCATTGAAGTTATATCTAATTTTTTAGTTGGAGCAGTTTGTGCTGCTGTTTCTTGCTCACCTCTTAATAAATCAAACAGTCCTTGGAATTGAGCCTGTCTTAAAACATTAGCCAGTGTATTATATCCTAGCTGTGCTTCCATTGTAGACTCCGCAAGACCAGCACCTAGTCCTAGACCTGTAGTTCTTAGGGCTGATTCTAATCGAGAAGCCTCTAATCCTGGCATCAACGAAGAGATTAATTGTTGTTGCGGTAGGTAAGAAGACTGCAAAGCTTGTAGACCTAGATCACCTGCTAGTCCTGTACGACCTCGCATCTCTTGTAGTCCCGCAAGAGTCTGAGATGATGTTAGTGCTTGCTCATCTCTAGCCTGTTGCATTGCAGCTAGTGCGTTTTGTGCTTGCTGCTCTTGTATGGCTTTCTCTAGTGCGAGTCCTTCTGGCGTTCCACCAAACATAGATGTCTCTACACCCAGACGACCTTGGCTTGCTAGTCTTTGCTCAAGTCCTAACCTTGCACGTTCTTGCTCTGGAGCTTGTGCAGCCTGTAGTGCAGTGCGTATCTCTGCTTCTCTTGCCGACCTAGCTGCGGGAGATTGTGTAAGCATACCTATGAGATTAGACTGCTCTGTCTCTCTTTGGGCAGGATCACTCAAGAATCCAAATGCTTGTTCGCCAAACCCTGTTAGCTGCTGCCTGACTCTTTCCTGCTCTGGAGTCATGCCAAGAGTAACATCTCCTGCACCTGATACAGTCGCTCCTCCTGTGGGAGTAGTTACGGTAAAAGGCTTGAATGCAGACTGACGGCCTATCTCGCCCATCAATCCACCCGCAAGAGTAGAAGGCGGTCTATCACCATAGACAGTTCGTAAGTCTTCTTCACCTAATTTCTGGACATCTCGGATGATAGCTTCCTGCGCTGCTGCACCGCCCAACGCACCAATCAAACCTCGATTATCCATAAACATTTTTTGCATTTGTTCGGGAGTCATTAGTAAGTACCACCATCTATAGTTGATAAGCTAACCGTACCAGTAGCTGTTAAGTCAGCTACCGTTACAGTACCAGTAAAAGTAGGCGATGCGCTATTAGATTTGCTGTTTACTGCTACAGCAATGGCATCGTAGTCTGCTCCAATTTCTACGCCCTTAATTACCTTGGCAGGATTACCGCTGACCATCGAGTCTTTAGCAGCGTAGTTCGTCAATTTAGTGTAATTCGACATCTTATACTATCCTTCCCATAAGGGCTTGAATGTTAATCTCTTGTATTGCAATGGGTTTACCATCAATTGTAGTTTCCGCGCCAATCGCTACTACCGTCCCTTGTCCTGACGCATTAATCTTTTGTCTGTTAATTAAAGATATTGAAGATGAATACTCTGCTGTTGTATTAAACTCCGATATATTGTACTGACCTACGTTTGATTGGGGTAATGTGTACGCTTGTTTCTTGTATGCGCCAGAATAATCATACGCCCAGTTTAAGACTACAGTAGACTCTGCGCCATCAAATGTAGTTAAGTTAATCTTCTTTAAGAATTTAAGATTAGAAGTATTGCCAAAGCTTAACGGATGGCTAAAGTAACTTAACTGATAACTCGCTGTATTGTCCGTGTAAGTCTTATACTCACCTATCCCGTCCTTTACACCAATATACATCTTGTCATTTACAGTATGAGTAAAGGCTAAAGGACTAATAGAAGACCATGTAGTGGCTCTGTAACTACCATCCTGTAATGGGAATCGTGTATCAAATGCGTACACTACCGCAAGAACTGGGAAGTTAAGTAACACAAACGCTTCTTGTGGCGAATAGTGTAAAGATATATTCCCTGTCTCAGCAGCAAACAAAGACTTAATATCATTATTTACGTTCTTAGAAACATCACCAATAGGTGCTGACTTTTCCTGAATAGTTCTAGCTAGGCTTCGTACACCAGAGTCATCTAAGAATATTAAGTCTCTACCCGTAGAAACTACGGCATCTCTGTTAACACAACCTATATTAGATATGGTGTCACTTAACGTCATTGTTGCGGGATCATCAGCACCAGAGTAAATAACAATAGAGTTACGTCCAAATATCACTAGGAAGCCATTGTGGGCTGCTAGAGCAACGATAGTGTCATACCCTGTAGGCCATACCTTAGTGATGTCTATCGAGCCTGTAGAGCCTCCTGTCCAGTGTGTGCCGTCTAATAGGTCAGACCAATAAATTGTAGACTTGTCTGCTGTAAAGTCTGCTACCCATAGACGACCAAACGCTGCTAACACTTCATGTCCTTGCGGGGGAGTGCCTGTCGCATGAGCATGAGAAGACATCTTGTCTACTGTACCTGCGTGATCTGAGTACAATAAAGGCTCATAGCCTCTCTGAAAGAAAAAAGCATGGTCATTAAATGATACAATCTTCCAGTTATTTGTGGTGATTGTGTAACTTCCTGGGCTTGCGTCTACCATAGTGGTAGTACCAGTAAAGATTTTATTATTACCTGCCGATAAGAAAGTAATGTCTCCATCTTGAGCAACAAACTCATGCAGTGCTTCTACACCTGCTGACGAACCTAACAAGTCATTACCATTAAGTAAGTCATAGCCTTTTCTTGCAGCAATCCTTCCTTCTTTATCAATAATGCAATTATCAGCCACAGCAGCAAAGCTAGGCTCTTGCGCTAACGGAGCGTCTTGAGTATTGATCCCCGCAAATCCAGGGGCTGTGATTGTAATGCTCTGTAATTGTTGAGCCATCTAGACCACCATGTACGTTAGATCTTCTGGGAATCTGTTTGCATCTATAGATATAGCGTCTGCCAAAGCGTTAGAGGCTACGGCAAATTGTTCTGCTGCCGACTGACCGCCTGTCTCACCCCTCTCCCTCAGAGCCATTGCAAATGCGTACTGCACTATAGGTCTGTTAGGAGCTTTGATTTTAGTAGCATCCGCAGTGAGTTCTGCTTGAGGCGTAGCCATATCAAACCTTAAAGCTTCAATAGCATTAGGATCTGGATATACTTTGATTTTTAAATCATCGCTATCATCTGTCCCAATGAACGTATAACACTCAGGGCTTCCCGCAGCAGGTGTATTATTGTAGTAAACATTATCAAAGTACGCCTTTGTCTTGTAATTAATAAATGAGTTCTTAGTATCATTGAGTGCGTGTTTTACTACTGCGTCCATACCAGATCCCGTAAGAGAATACTCTGACGTTCCTACTACGGTATTAAAAGCAATTGTGCTTCTTAGTGACGACCAGTTCCATGCCTCTTCTACTAAGTTTTTAGCGTCATTAACAAAGTCTCCAATCAATGCGGAGTAACTTGATTCCAATGCTGTTGCTACTTCATCCTCACGCAGTCTACGCAAGACACTGTTAATTGCTTCCAAGTATGTCATTACTTGCCTCCAGAGGCTTTCAAGAATGCGTCAAACATTCCTAGCTGAATATTATCTAAGTCTACAAACTGTGGCGAAAACAAGATGCTTTCTGTTATTGGCGTTGCGCTTGTGACTATATCAAACAATTGTCTTTTGCTTTCTGTAGATTTTGGCTTAATGATCTCAGGGATAGTTACGACTGCTTGATCGTCAGTAACGATCTCATCAGAAACCACAGTTGGATCGGGAGTCGGATCAAGATCAGGTTTAAGATTAGGTTCAGGATCGCCATCAGGCTGAGTACCAAGAACAGTGCTAGAAACAGGATCGGCAGGAGCAATAGGAGGAACAACAGGAGCGGTAGTGCTAACACCTGTATCATCACTTGCATCAACGCCTGTATCATCACCTTCTCCTCCTAAAATAAAAGGACCAACAGTGCTAGGGTCAAAAGTCGGAAAAGCAGGTTTTAACAAATCATTAAGTAAATCTCCAAAAGTAAAAACTTCTTCGTCATCACC